ACGATTACATCAGCACTACCAGCAGTCAGTTTAACTGCTCTATTAACTAGAGGAGTTTGACCTAGGATTAATTGTGCATCAGCATTACTATAGTCTGCACTAGCACCAGATGAATCGATATCAGTAGTGATAGTACTATCAGTTACAGAGGCAACTACTTTACCACTACCTACAGCAGAAACAAATGCAGCTGCGAAGTTAGAGTCACCACCATTCTGAGTAGAGATATAGTCTCCAGCAACAAATTTATGTGCAGGAGTACCACCACTTTCTACAGTGATAACCATAGGGTTAGCATCAGTTGCAGATGCTATTCTTGCGTTTGCAGGTTTGCCACATGAGATTAACTCAGGGACACCAGCAGCGAGGGTAATTGCAGGTCCAGCGTTAACTTGTATTGAAGACGCTGAAGTTGCAAGGACACGCAGTACACCAGATTTAACTGTGATGTAGGCAGTACCCGAACCACTTACTGTTTGCGTATCAATAACGTTTAATACTGACATTTTGAAAGAATACCTTTACTAGATTATTTATCTTGCTTTTGTTTTAAGAATTTAGCAAGTTCTGCTGTGCTACCAACAAACATAGTGTTGTTAGTAACCTGTTTATCACTTGAGGATCCCTTAGGATTCTCAATATCGTTTACTTTTTTATGAAGATCAGCAAGTTTATCAGCAACGTCACCGACGTGTTTGATAAGTTGGCCTGCTACCTCATATGCTCTTGGTTGATCAGACTGTTGTGCGACATCCAAGATACCATTAACTGCTTCCTGTCCCTTCTCAATTAGATTATACAACTGTCCACGAGAGTACTCATAGTCTTGCTTGAGTTGTCCCTCAGTAGTCACAGGTACTGCTAGATCACTGCGTTTTGCACAGCCACCTTCATTCTTGACAATTGAAGTGTCAACGTTCATAGCATCAGAGATACTATCAAACTGCTTCATCTTGTCCTGTGGTTGGGTTCCATTGTTTAGAATCGACATATTCACTAGTTAATTCGTTGAATCCAAAGTTATCATCTGCATCAGCAGTCTCTGGATCAGGAGTGACAGTGTACCTCATCTCTCTTGGAGCATTAGGTGCTAACTCCTGCTTAGTAGAGTAGTCCACAATAGCCTTCTTGATAACCTCTCCAGACTTGTCTTGGACTGGACCGTATAGGTAAGTCTTAGCAACAAATTGTAAGGTATAGACTAGTGTCCTACGAGTATCATAGTCACCTTCATATACATCTTCATAATCAATAGATGTTAAGGTGATAGGATAATCCCTTTTCTCATCCATAGTTGGAACTAGATTCAATGTGATATTGAAACTAGGTTGAAAGAAAGGAAGTATTTGCTCAAGAATCTGAAGACCATCGTCTTGATTCTTTGCCATGATTGCCAATTCAAAATTCAAATTATATGGTATTGGCATAAAACTTTTAAACTCTTTACCATCAGATTGTGTATTCCTGATGTATTGAGTGGGAGATACTTTACGAGTTGCATCGTAATTAAATCCTTGTATCTCAAAAGATATTCTAGGAAGAGTGATCTGTACAGATGTCTTATTAAGACCTACTTGATTCAGTCTGTTTAAGAATTTCTGACGAGGACCATATGCCAGAGGCACCTTCATAACTTCGGTCTTTCCCGATACCACACGACGTAGTTCAATATTATTGAACAGTGTACCAAATCCAACTACTGTCTTCTTGATAATTTCGTGATAAGAATACGTGCCTAACATTAAATACTACTCCCCTTATTTCCAAACTCACCAAAGGGATTACCTTCAGTGAAATCAATGATACCATCTGCCTGAGTCTCAACTGCCCAGTTAGCATCAGAATTATCATTCTGATTATTTATGGTATTATATGTAGCACTTGTCCAAGCAGCACTAGATGTGTTACCTGTAAGTGTCTCAGGTATAGCAAAGATACCAGATCTATTATACAATACCAACTGACGTGTGGCACTATTCCAAGACTTAACTGTAGCAGTTACATTAGAGTTACCACCTGTAACTATCTCCTCAGCCTGGAAGTCTCCACTACCACCTTCAGCAACATTAACACTTATTGCATTGGCATAGTTGACCTCAATTGCATCAACCTCTGTAATTCCTGTGTCGATGTCTTCGTCACTGTACTGGAAGAGCTCACAACGTAATCCCCAAGTATATATTTTACCCAGTGTAAAAAATGGGACTTCATACTCGACAAACTGGATTTCAAATACCTTGTTTGCCAAGGGGAAGTATATGAGATCGCCTTCATTTGGTCTACCCTCCACGATGAGTGTTGCGTTATCGTCAACTGCCTCAGTGAATCGCTTCCTTGATATAACAAACGTTGATTGGTCTGCTATCTGTACACCAAACTTGGTGAACATGTCACCATCTCCACGAAATCCTGAGTTGTCTTCGATATAAGCTTCTATTTCAAACGCATCATCAAACTTAGACATTGTGTCTTCTCCAAAGACAGTATCCTGTTTAACTAACGTCCTAGGAATGTAGTATACATTCTTACCGAACATCTTAATCTGCTCAATAACAAGATCTTCTACGAGACCTTGCTCTCCTGTAGTGCCTTGAGAGAAGTAAGTGTTGAGTGCCATACTATCCTATCATATCTAGTGGTGGAGTTTCCCATTCTGTTCTTAATTTTTCATCCAAGTCTTTCAACTCTTGGACTGCATCATTGTATATCATCTCTCCATTTAACGTGACACCACCTGGCATCTGAACGTTTTGGAATTTGGTCATATTCTGACCCCACTGCTTCTTAATCTTAGCAGCAACATAATCTTTAACCCACATCTGATTGTATATCTCAGTCCAAGTTGTAGGATCTAATGCTCTCCAACACTTAACAACAAAGTAACTGTCAAGTAAAGCATCTGCCTCCCAGTCATAGTCTATATAAAGACGATCTTGTACTGAGTTAAATCTTATTGGTTTCAATCCTTCTAGCAAGAAATCTATAGTCTCAAGATGTTGCTGAATCATATAATAATGATAGAATTGAGTAGAGGTAAAATCATATAGATCATTCAACCTCATCTGATATCTGATATCAAATATATTTGCTGTACCTTTATCTGTAAATGAGAAGAGACCTTCAATCGACTGGATATGATCAGGCACTTCAATGTACGTCATACCTTCTTTCCACGTGTCATTACCTGCCTTTGAGGTATAGCTCGCATCTGCTGTTGCTGCGGATCTGTCGAGGTCAGCCTGAGTTATCTTGTGTTTTAGATAAACTCTCTCAGCACCCTCATAGTGGAACTGTTGAAACTTCTCAATAGTATAGTCAATGGCATCATCGCATTGATCATCAGAGACATTAATCTCTAGTACAGGTTTACCTAACCTGCGTAAAGCATATTCTTTTAATTCAGCTTTGGAAGTGGGTTTTGCCATTTACTTATCTTGCGAGAGCGGCTAGTGCTGCCTTAAGTTGTGCGACGGTTGTTATAGAAGCATCATTACCAATAGCATTCAATTCAGTATAGATATCATCGATATCACTATCGTTGGTGGTTGCCTGTGTACCTTGTGCAGCAGTTGCAAATGCAGTAGATGCAGCGACAGCAGCAGATCCAAGTCCAAGGGTTGTCCTTGCAGCAGCAGCGTCTGCGTCATCAATCAGAGTGCCACCGAAGGTGCTTACAGCAGACGCAGCGAGTGCGTTGTCAGCAGTTGTACCTTGTGCAGCAGTAGCGAAGTCACCAGTTGCAGCAACAGCAGCAGTGCCTAATCCTAATGTGGATCTGGCAGCAGCAGCGTCTGCATCATCAACCAATGTTAGACCGAAAGCACTAACAGCAGAGGCATCAAGTTTTCCAGTTATACCTGCTGTTACACGAGCATCAGCACGAGCGTTAGTGAAGTATAGATTAGTTGATCCTTCAGATAGATCGTCAGTATCAGCAGCAGCAATTCTTGCATCTGCAAGAGTATTCACCTCAGCATCAGTTCTCTCAGTAAAGGAGATAACACCTGTGCTACTGTTGTATGCTAGGTCTCCGCTAACAGAGATGTGTCCTCTAGTGCGAGCAGCAGTTGTAAATAGATTTGTGGATCCTTCTGTGATGTTATCGGTGTCGATGTCAGACTGAGTAACAGAAAGTGTGCCACCTGAATGTGAAATACCTGTGCCATATGTAAAGTGTGTCCTTGTTCTGGCAGCAGTAGTAAAGAGATTTGTTGATCCCTCAGTTATTGTGTCGGTATTAACGTCTGCCTGAGTAACAGATAGTGTGTATGTATTAGCACCATCGTCATATACCTTAGTAACACCAGTACCAGCGATGATAACAGCATTCAATCTGTCATCTACTCTCTCATCAGTATAATACTTGTTGGTTGATCCTTCTGCTACGTCATCTGTATCATGGTTGGATAGAGATGCGATAGTTGTTGGGATTGTATATGAGAATACACCAGTAGAAGCATTATATGATAGATCTCCACTAGCAGACACATGTCCACGTGTCCTTGCAGCAGTAATAAAGAGATTAGTAGAACCTTCAGTTACGTTATCAGTATTAATGTCTGCCTGAGTAACAGAAAGTTCTCCACCACCCGACAACTCAACACCAGTACCATACGTGAAGTGAGTCCTCGTTCTAGCTGCAGTGGTGAAGAGGTTGGTAGATCCTTCAGTGAAGTTGTCAGTATTAAGATCTGACTGGACTGCACTTAAGGTGAGCATATTACCTGCATCATCATAAGTTGCAGATATGCCTGTGCCAGCGTTGATTAGGTTGTTAACTCTATCATCAACTCTCTCGTTAGTGAAATACTTGTTAGATGACCCTTCTACCAAATCATCAGTATCATGGTTAGCAATACTACCAACCTGTGACTGAGTATATGTGATGTTACCAGTAATGTTTAAGTTACCTGCAACCTCAAAGTCAGTAGTTGATTTGAAGTTAGTAACAGTAAGTCTGTTTTCAAATGGATTGTATTGTAACTGTCCAGAGTCTGTCCTGATTTCAGTGTTACCTGTGTTAGCAGAAACAAAACATGGATAGTATGTCAAGTTTGATGTAGGAGTCTCAGTTACATTAACTAGAGATGCTGTGTCAGCATTACCTGTTAGGTCACCAGTTACATTACCAGTGATCTGTCCTGTTACACCAAGTGTGCCACCGATGGTGGAGTTATTAGTTACGTCAAGAGCACCTACGTCAGCAGTACCACTAGCAGTAATGTTGCCACTAGTTGAATTAAGAGTGATCTTATCTTGGCTTGATCCATTTTGTAATATTAGAGTCTTAGATGCACCACGTAGGACTATATTATCCTTGAATAATGAAGTGCTATTTTGTGTAATAGTGCCACTGAATGTGGAGTTACCATCTACATTTAATGTGCTATCAAAGTCAACACCCTGTGTAACATTAAGGGTATCATCTATAACAGTTGCACCACCAACATCAAGTGTACCAAAGATATCAGTGTTACCTGTAAGACCTGCAACAATAAACTTGTCAGTATTGACTATGATTGATCCGTCAATATTAGCGTTGTTGGATAGGTTAAGTGTTCCTATATCAGCAGTGCCTAGAGTCGTTGTATTGGTAACGTTAAGTGTTCCTGTAATAGAAGTGTTACCAGATGCACCAACTATAGAGACTGTTGGGGCATTGTTTGGACCCATATAGAAGTCTTCACCCAAGAAGACATCCTTATTAATTACTGCACCACCTGTTACATTCAGAGCAGCAGTAGCAATTAGGTTAGCAGGGTTAGTATTATTGGTGATAGATGTAACACCAGTGATACCAACAGTATTGGTAACATTAGTTGCTCCATTTACATCTAATGTGCCTTGAATATCAGTATTACCATTGTCTGTGTCAATAGTAAACTTGGTTACATTAGAATTATTTTGTACCTTAAACTCTTTATTGTCAGCATTAATGGTGACATCATCTTGGAATGTTGCTCCACCATCTACATTCAATGTTGAATCTAAATCAACTCCCTGTGTGACATTAAGAGTGTCATCAATAGTTGTAGCACCCTCTATGTTTACAGTGCCCTGTATATCTGTATTACCGTTATCGGTATCAATTTCAAACTTAGTTAGACCTGAAGCATTCTGAATAGAAACTAACTTATTATCTGCCTTAACTGTTAGTGAGTCAGTAATGGTGGTTAAACCATCAATGTCTGTTGTGCCATTTACAGTTAGGTTATCATCTACAACTGTCTCACCAGTAGCAGAGTCAATAGTTAAACTACCAGAAGAGGTATCAATTTCAGATGCACCTGATACACCAATCTGCACGTTGTCAGCAGTGATGTCAGTGGATGTAATTGCCTGATTAAAGGTTACTGTACCATTAACTGTATGAGAATCACCAGAGGCATTACCAATTGTGGTATTACCATTTACATCTAAGGTGCCAGTGACTGTGAGGTTATCATCGACTTGAGTTTCTCCAGTTGCGGAGTCGAGTATGAGATTGTTCCCAGTAGTAGTGCTAATTTCACTATCAGAATCCACGCCAATGGTAACAGAATCAGCTGTGATATCTGTGGACGTGATTGCTTGGTTGAATTGAACTGTACCAGTAACAGAATGAGAGTCACCAGCAGCATTGCCGATAGTAGTATTCCCATCAACTGTAAGGGTACCATCAACCTTGGCATTGCCATCAACGTTAAGGTTATTGTCAACATCTAAATCGTCTGTGACATTTACTGTGCCACCATTTGAATCAAGTACTAAATTACCAGCAGTAGTGCTGATCTCATTAGCAGCATCAACACCAATCTTAATCTGATCAGCAGTAATATCTGTAGAAGTAATTGCTTGGTTAAACTGGACAACACCTGTAACAGTGTGAGAATCACCTGCTGCATTACCTAAGGTGACGTTACCATCAACTTGTAGTGTGCCCTCTGCATATGTGTTACCAGTGCCAGCATCTACTGTAAACTTAGAAGTATTAATTCTAAGGTCATCAGTTAGATCAAAGTCTCCTGTAACATCAAGGTTTCCACCTATAGCAGTATTATCTGCTACGTCTAAATTCTCTCCAACATATAGACTCAATCCTACACCAGCACCACCACCTACAATTAATGCACCAGTAGAAGGTGTTGTTGAGTTAGTTGTGTCAAATAGTTTTATGCTACCAGCATCTAAACCAGATCTTGATCCAGAGAATGCCTCTGAAGAATTGGTTGCAGCATGCCAAAGTGCATATCTACCAGCAGAAGTATCCCAACCAAAGAATCCTAAACGTGCTTGGTTGTCATAGTATCTGAATTCAATACCACGATCCTTAGCATCGTTACTGCCTGGAGCAGTGTCCCCACCCAGTGTGAATACTGGGTCATCTACTGTAACTACAGTACTATTAACTGTGGTTGTAGTACCATTAACTGTGAGGTTACCTTCGACTAATGCGTTGGTGTTGACTGTTAAACTTCCGTCAACTGTGACATCATCAGTAAATTGTGATACTGCATTGACTGTTAATACATCAGTGTTTGCATTACCTACAGTTGTTAGACTACCTGTTATATTAACTTCTCTATTGAATGTTGCATCACCGTGGACTACAATAGCACCATCGGTTGCATTACCCTGTCCTACACGTCCTATGGTTGTGTATCCAGACTCACCTAGGATAGAAAATTCTACGTTATCATTAGTTGCTACCTTACCAACATAGAAATCATCTCCTACATGTAGATCTGCTACGATACCTACACCACCAGCAACCCTTAAGTTTGCATCTGGGTCATTAGCAAATTCTGCATTGTGTGCTGCTGTAGCACCAACATATTGACGATATAATATATCAACGTTATTTAATAATGAAGGTCTTGTCCTTGCTGTACCAGCATCCTTGACTACAATCCTATCTGATACATAGAGATCAGTCCCGATACGGACATCTTTATCGATATTAACACCACCAGCATAAGTAGCGTTACCAGCAGTGCTAAGGGTAATCGCTGATTCTGATGTTGTAGAATCAACAACGATGTTATTAGTACGCTCGAAAGTATTGTAACCACCAACATTGAGACTACCTTCAATGTCTGTATTTCCATTAGTGCTTGTTATTTGAAACTTATTAGCACTACCATTAGTAATAGTAAATGTCTTACCAGTGACATCCATTAGGAAGTCATTATGGAATACTACATCACCATCTACGTCTAACTCAGCATTAAGTGTTGTATTATCATCTACATCCAGAGTGCTATTAAATGTTACTCCACTGTCTACATCGAGAGTACCATCTGTATGTGTGTTACCGTTGTCAGTATCCACATCGAATACGCTGACACCAGCAGCAGTTTGAATATCAAACTTCTTATTATCTGCCTTAATAATAAGGTTGTCAGTGATCTCAGTCTCTAACTGAATATCAACTGTACCTTCTATAACTGTGTTACCTGTATCAGTATCTACAGTAAACTTATCTACACCAGCAGCAGTTTGAATCTTAAAGTCTTCATTATCAGACTTGATTAATACTGTATCATTGATCTCAGTCTGACCTGCGATGGTTACTTCACCACCTACATGGACATTCTGTGATATACCTACACCACCAGTGACTACCAGAGTCCCAGTCGTCGTGGAGGTCGATCCTGTGTTAGTTGTGAGTGCGAGGTTACCAGCGATGAGAGCAGCGTCAGTACCAGTAAATACTTCATTCGAGTTAGTGGCATTGTAGAGGAACCTAAACCCACCAGTGTCAGCCCACAAGTTAGCATTGTTATAACTTTCGTCCCATCCGAAGAAACCGACTCTTGCTTGACTATCATAATATCTAAATTCTACACCACGATCTTTGTTGTCATCTGTAGAAGGTGCGGTGTCTCCTCCTAAAGTGATAATAGGATCATCTACTGTAATAGTTGTGCTATTAACTGTAGTAGTGTTACCTTGTACTAAAAGATCACCCCAGATCTCAACAACACCAGATGATGAATCATTAGTATCATTAGGATCAAGTATGAAATTACCTACAGGGTCACATGCTAATACATTCTGCTTAGTATGGAATGCTTCAAAGCATACACGACCATGCTGATAACCACCTGTGGCATCAGTAGCATGAAGTGTAATACCATCTTCAGCAGCAATATTAAGTCTTGCCTCACCAGTACCAGCATTGGTCATCTGGATGTTAAGGACTTGATTAGATGATGAGTTCTGAGTATTCTTAATCCAGAAACTACCCTCACCAGTCTTCTCAATATTTTGTGTTAGTGCTCCATCAAGTACGAAATCTGGATCACTGAATAATGTCTTTACATTAATATCAACTTCACCAGCACCAGCATCACCAGTGTTATTAGCACCGAAGAGAAGACTGCCTGAAGTATCGTTGACTTTAACATAGTTTAGATAATTAAATCCTCTGTAACCAGTAGTTGCTGTCAACTCCTGATCTAATTCAAAGTCTTCTTTTGTATTTCCGTCAGCAAAAGAGACTCTATTATTTTGTAGTTGTAGGTTATCAACACCTCTCTGAGCAATAGTAACATGACCACCTTGCTCTGGGTCTAACCATGCAGTAACATCAAAATCTTCTTGAGCAAATGATGCTATACCTTTCTGAGGTGCAACAGCACTTGATAAGTATCTCCATGACCCTGCATCAGATGCATCGGTATGGGTTGGTTCACCAGCACCAGCACCGATATCAGCAATTGCCTGATAGAGTTTATCAGAAGAATTCTTTATTATATCGTATCTACTATATGCTGTACCTGCGTCGTATGCAGGTTTCTTAGTACCTTCCTTCGCTGTAGCGATAGCAGAAGTCTGAGCATATGTCAAACGACCATATCGGTCTACTGTGAAGTTAGTTGTGTTAACTGTCTCATCACCTGTAGTTGCAGATATAAGAGGTGTGTCTAGGTTACCTACAGGGTTGTAAGTACCAACAACAACAGTTGTATCAGCAAGGTCAATGAATGGGTTGGATGATTGTCCACTACCATTGTTAACAATAATTCTCTGACTACCACCAGTAATAGTCCTTGATACAATTGTACCTTCAGACTGTCTTGAAAGTAGACCGAATGAGGTCATACTAGCAAGTGATGTTAGATCTGTATCTAATGGTTGTGCGTCAGCAATTCCATACGCAGCTAAGGTTGTTGGGTTGTCTGCGTCAACAATACGACCCCTAGAGTCAACTGTTACTTGACTGTATGTACCTGTAGCATCTAGATCATTAGCATCATAATGAGGTAGAGCAACAACATAGTTTAATTCAGCAGTGATAGTTAGGTTCGAGGATCCATCGAACGTACCACTACCCGACATATCACCACCTAAGGCAATTTGTCGAGCGTTTGCTAATCTTGTTGCTGTAGCACTGTTACCGATAAGTGATGCAGTAATGGCACCTGCTTCAAAGTTACCGTCAGCGTCTCGTTTTACTAGAGTATTTGCAGTGTTTGATTCGGTTTCGATTGGTCTCTCGTATTTAAGAGAGTTCCAAGACGTAACACCATCCCCTACCTTCAGTCGAGAGGTATCTATTTCGATACCAATCTCACCTTGAGCGAGAATTGGGTTGACGTTTGCCCACTGCTGGGCACCATCACGTCTTAATTGTATTCTATTTGCCATTGCTTAATTAGGATCCTAGCACTGCATACAGTCTTACTGGTTTATTTATGCGTCCGCAGCAACAGGAGTCTCCTCAGTGGCAGTCTCTTCTGTCTTTTCTGCTGGATTCAAATACTCCAGTGTTTCAATTGCACCTAGCAGTTTCAATGCGGTTGCTTCATTATCTTTAATCTTTTTAGAGAGTTGATTATTCTCATTGATAAGGTTGTTGTACCTTTCCTTGAATTGACCAAGTAGTTCGTCTTGGTTTACTGTTTCGCTTACATCAGCTGGCATCTTTTTTCTCCACAAGTTGTAATAGTAATGACTTCATGTCAGATATATCTGATTTTAATGCATCCACGTCAGTTTGTAAAGTCTGAAACTTTTCATCCTTCTTCCGACGCTTGTTATATGCTGCCATATATTCATCGTACTGAGTTTTGTTACAGTTGACAATGGCATTGGAATCTGGGTCTCTAAACCATCCATCCCTTCCCTGGACAGGTACTAAACCATCCTTAAAAGGGACAATCGTATCTTTATCTTCAGACATACTTGACAAAAGGAATAATAATAATTATACTCAACCATGTAAGGGTTGGGGATGAGGTTCTAAGTAGCTAACGCTATAGCCCTCAAATCAGCAATTAAAGGCACTCTAGCCTGACTCCAAGACTTCATAACAATTTTTATTTGGAAAGCATTAAAGTTTAATCCCTTCACTTCATAAGCGTAGTCTTTCCACAGAATTTCATCCGTGGCAGTAGAGTCATACTGTTGTTGTAAGGTAGTTATTGGAGCACCAATGAAAGTCCATCCTACAGTATTAGGATCAGCAGTGTCGCCAGCCTTAAATGCACGATAGTAAACTTTAACTTCGGTACTTGGATGTCTTGTTATCTGGAAATCAACCTTCAACGATCTTGCTTCACTACCTAATCTTGCAAGACGTGTAATATAAACGGCATCATTTTGATCACCTGTTGGTAGGACTGAGACATCCATTGTCCTATCAATCTGTCCTTGCTGTCCATAAGGAGCAGGACCACCTGGCCACCAGTTGATTCTGTTGGAGGTTGTAATCAAAGATAATCTATCAAGGTCGATACATGGTGATAATGTATCCTTCTCAGTAGTCAATGTTAATGCCATCTTCAATGACTTATTACCATCGAGTTTGTTTTGCTCATTAATCTTAGAGGCAACCATCGCTGGTGCAGCAAGAGCATTCAATTCATTCAATACAATGTCGAGATATTGTCCATTATTAATAAATGAATTCTGGTCACGAGGTTGAGAAGCACCTTCTCCACCACCACTACCTACAGATGTAGCAGTTGTAGTGTTAATTCTTGCAGTTATCTCAGTTTCAGGCAGTACCATGGTAGATACTGTTGGTGTGAAACTTTCAAACTGGACATTCTGTGAAGCCCATACGTTAGACCCACCACCACGAATACCATTAGTTGCAACGTGGTCAACTGATAACATGAAACTATCAAGCCAAGGACACTCAATAGAAGTGTGGACTTTGTTAATTTCTGTCAGAGGTATACCGTCTAGGTTATAGCATTCAACTATAGATCCAGAAGCATGCTCTACATCAGCAGTTCCATTGGCACCTCTACCACTTGATGCCACAGTAATAACTTGGCCTGTGCCAGAGATGGCAGAGTATTTAATGATCTCATCATCAATTTTAATATACCCTGGGTTGAGATCTCCAATCGGTGCACCACCAATGATGGCATGGAATTGAGATCCATCGGACAACTGAATAGAAGTTGCACCAGCAGATAGAGTGCTTGTAAGTGTTGTATCTGGTACTTCAGACTTAACACCTTCAATCTCCACGTTGTTAGCACGTTGATGCATACCGTGGTTTCTATGACTGATTGCAATTTCCTTATCATCATCAGGATAAGAAGGTGCTGCTGTTGGATAAGCAGTATATGAGTCACCTTGATATACTAGAGATGATAGTGTGCAACTAGTACCACCTGGCTCCGATACAGTGTCACTTAGGTCAAATGCTTTAGTAACATAGTTTGCGTAGACTGTGATAGCTGATGCAGTACCCCCACCAGGAAGTGTGGCACCTTGGGCATAGTATGCTGTAACAACAGCAGTTGCAGATGAAGTTGATCCACTTAATGTATCTCCTTCAGAGAATGTGCCGTTGTATATTGCAGACAATTCCATAATCACAACTGACTGTGATGATGAAATTCCTTGGAATGGATCATTGTTAGCATCTAAGAAGCCTGCTGCAAATGCTCCATCAATATCAGTGATTGTTATCTTCTCAGGATCTGAAGTAGCATCAAATTCTTTAATAGTTGCCTGAGCATTTGATGGTGTCTGTTTGATCCTAGCACCAATGGTAAAGTTATAATTATTACCAACTGGTAAAGATAGTTGTTGAGTCGGTTTCAGTGTCAGTATTGGGTTTTCTATAAGGTTGTGTATACCTCCGTTACCCTTACCTAACTCAGCATTATTAAGTATTGCGGTACCAACTGTCTGATTAAACTTAGCACGATAGACAGTAAACTTCATGTCTTCATACTGGTCTGCTGTCCAAGTAGATGCGTTTTGTGATTTGAATAACACACCTGCATAGGGCTGCTCAGATATAGTCCTTGTACCAGAGACATCGATGTCACCCATCCTTGATATCCAGACCTGATACTCGTTAGAGTCAGATAGTAATACGAAACAATATTCAATTGATTGCTTAACGTATACAGGTGATCTGAATGTAAACCTTGATGGTATAGCAGCGTTGTCTGATAATTCTATTTGATCTGGACTGATAGTAACATCAGAGAATGGAAGAATATCCTTAGTAGGATAACCATTTTCCATTGTCCTTATCTGCATAGAGATAGGGATGTTAGCATCCTTAGTCTTGAAGAATACATCAACACCAGTTAAGAATACACCACCTTCCTCATCACATATGAATGATTGAGCAAGAGGGTCATACCAACCAATCTGTCTGGTTTCAGTCCTAGTTGTAATAACTTGTCTAGTATCAGAAACGGTATCTCTAACCAATTCAGCATTACGGACGGCAAGGATAGTTTCTCTAACTGTCTTCAACTGACCAGCAGCAGTGTAGATAGTCTCAGCAGATGAATCTACGCTACCACTACTCTTAGCATTGGTTGGTGAAGTAGTGAAACGGAATGTCCTTGATCCTGTAGCCCAACGTGGGTTAGAATCCATTCCTGGATTAGGAATAAAGAATGTGCCTTTGAAACTACCAATGTTATCTGTCAAAAGACGACGATCTTTAACAACTGCACGTGCTCCAGAAGTCTGTCCCACCAATACTTCTCCGACATTCATGTTGCCGTAGTAGTTTGGATTGACTGTCTCTGCTAGAGATGCAGTATCAATATTAATGAAAGGTGTTTGTGATGCATAAGACTCTGCTAATGCTGTTGTACCAGTGCCATATGGGTCAGTCTTATATCCATCGTTAGCGGGAGCAACCTTAAGTCTACATCCAGATGTACTACCAACTACAGTCTCACCAACAACGAAAGGAGTCTCGTTAGTGTTAGGATCAGCAGTTGATGACTTAACAATTTCAATAACCTTAGGTGTAATATATGTGGTTACATTAACACCATCGAAGAATGCATATATTCTTGTGCGAGGCTTCATACGCTCAACGTTGAATGCCACGTTACGTGATCTAATCCAAGGTATAGCAGTTTGAGATAATACGAAGTCTCCTAAAGATTTCTTATCTATCTTAGGTACAACACGTGTCCTAATACCCTGTCTTGCTTGGTTGTTAACAACCCTCCAAGTCCTTCTTTGGTGTACGAATAGAGGCTGTCTTCCTTGACCGTGACCCAATCTACCGAGTCTACGACCACCTGCACTGAATGATCCAGATCTATTTCGGAATTGTGAAGTAGATAATAGTGATTCACCTGTCCAGTTAGTCTTCCATGATCCCCACTGAATAGGTGCAAAACCATTCTGGTCTACCTGCATATCTCTTGATACAGCAGAGAAGTCACCTTCTACGTTTTCTACCCTTGCTGGCATACGCTTGGTGTCTACCCAGTCATCAGATGCAGGAGTTAAATCAACACGTCCAATGAATGTGAAAACGTTGAATGGGTTTACATTCTCTGTCCTAGATGCATATGGTTGTGTAATGATTGCATGGTCATCCCAAGGTAGGAGAGCCATGTTACCAATGGTCTTAACAATATTAGTTGACTCTGATGTGTTTAACTGAAGAGGTACGTTAGTTGTATAGTGAGAAGGTCTTAAGAATCCATTCTGGAAGTCAAGAGAGCATTTGTAATCAACGTTAAGTACGTCACCAACGTTATGATCAGTAAAGTCATCTACAACATATCCATTCTTCAAACGGTCAAATCCGTTATCATCATATGTCTTAGTATTCTCTGCCTGTGTCTCTAATAGAGATAATGATGTGTAGTATTCTACATGCTCAAGACGTTGCTCAAGATCACCAATATCCTTCATAGTATAACGACGGATAATCTCAGGGTTAATGAGAATATCTCTCTCCACATCATACACATAAGGACGGTATTCAATCTGTGCTAATAACATAGCATTGTCTATACCGTCTGGTGGTGGTAGATCCTCAGAGGATACACCTCTCACCATCTTAAGTTGGTTATCATGTGTTAGATATAGTTTGTCTGCACGAGGTAGATAATAAGAGTAGTCCATACGGATCTCTGTATTCACCTTAGGAATATCAAAGATCGTTGATCCACCAGATCCACCTGAGGTATCAAACTGTCTTGCACCAAAGTCTAGGGAAGCACATTCTACTAGGAATGGGTTAGATACTGTACCATCTCTGGATGCTAACTCACCGACACCTGGACGGAAGTCCACTTGGTCTCTTAGGAAGTTAATAGATCCATCCAACTTGTAGGTTGGAACTTCTTTGTATGGTATACCTGTATAGGATTGTGCTGCGAAATAGTCACCTGATGTCTCATGCTTGAAGTAATCAAAGACTATTAATAGTTTACGAATAGGTGGAGTATACTGAGGATACCTAGTTATCTTACATACATCATAGAAGTGTGCTTTCTGTCCAGTCTCTAATGTATACTGAGTAGTAACTACCTTACTACCTCTTGAAACTGATCCTTCAGCATCATCGATGATAGCAGAAAGTGGTAATCCATCGTCATCCTGGCCATCTATTGCCTCACCAGCAGAAAATGGAGTCTCATTTAGTTGGACATAATACAGTCTCAACGTTGAGTTGATAAACTGTATGACTCTACCACGTGCTCCAGAAGTCTTACCAATAATGACAGATCCATTGTCAAAGAAGGTGGATTCTGTTAGTACTAAGTAAGGTGGAGTGGCATCATTGTCTGTCTCAGACTCGTATACAGCATGTATTTTATATACATCATTCAATGCGAATGAGATTTCTTCATCCTCAATACGTGTGCCATACAAGTTACCATAGGCAAGACCGTATTTTGGTTGGTCATTATTAATTCTTGTGCGAAGGACATTAAGACATCTCATCTTAGCAGCAGTCTTAATCTTCTTCGATACGATATTCTTAGATACCAGTGCTGTTAACTTAACTGTGTTAACGTTTGCTAGACCATCAATAGTAACTGACTGTCTGTCAGCACCAAAGGTCACTACAAAGTTACCACCACCAGGGTTGGTACCGTTAAGTGCTTCTAAATCTAAGTTATCACCAACACTCCATGTTGATCCAGACTCTGCAAGGATTGTTAGGATATAGTTTTCATCATCTAGTGTTGCAAACTGCTCAGATTCTGGTAGAGATACAGTAACACCACCAGATACCACAGTCTTATTATTAAATGTCCTGAAGACAAAGAATGATTCGTCAGAGATTGACTTCATCGATGTACGAGGACAGTCAATTGTTAATTCACCATTCTGATAATCCTTTTGGAATACGAAGGGACGCATTCTTGCTAATGCAGTTACCTCACCGTCATTAACAGTACCTTTTTTAAGACCACTTTCTAGTAATGCATACTGATTAAGGTAGTCAAAAATATACGCTGACTGACCTGTAGCAGCATTCTCAGATGTAGTATTAATAGCAGAAGGATCTACTCTCGCAATTCTAAGAGTATTCTCACCTTCTTCACTAGAATTAGTTGATGTTATTACTTCACCTGGACGTAGGTCTTGTGCAAACTTTGTCCTAAATCCTTCTATTCTAGTATTAGTTGCCTGATCAATAGTGATGGTTGTGCCTTCAATGATCTTAATATCATTGAGTAATAGGTTAGCACCAAAGATAATTGTACCTGAAGATGCTGAATCTTCTCTACCAACTACAGATCTTGCATCAGTTAAGTTATAAGTATGTGCTGCCTCAAGAGTACCAATAACTCGGCCATCACGCTCGATAACCTCGCCATTTATGAACTCACCTGAGACTTGCTCCAACTGACACCATGTGCCTGACCCTGCATCAGCAACGAAACCTGTTGCTTGTGATGTACGACCCCTTAATAGGTTACCTACAGACACTGAATTGTTACCTGCTGCAAAGTTAATTGCTGTAAACATCTGCACATCAAAGATCCATAGATCCCATATGCCAGTAATAGATGTCTGCTGCAACTGCACAGTACGTGCTCTACCTATCTTTCTACCAGTTACAGTGTTGGTAGTGTTAAGAGTCCACTCATCAGTTAACTCTAGTATTTGATATGCTTGACTAACACCTTCACCAGTTAGCTCAGGCCATCCAAATACATCATATACTTTTAACATCTGTCCTAGTCTGAATGCTAGGATAGCGTTTTGCACTGAGTCAAAGTCTCTTGGTTTAGCAGCATCCACATATTGTGGCACTAAGAACTCAGTCCTATAACCTTTAACGTATGCACGTCCTGGAGATACCTCAAATGCAACTAAATCATCTGAAGCAACTTGTCCACCACTAGTAGTTTCTCCTACTCTATAAACACCATTATTGAAACCATCATCTAAACACTCTCTTGCTTTAATGGAGAATGTATCAATTACATAGTCTCCAGATTCTTCGTAAGTTCTTCTTGCGAGAGATCTTTCAAGTTCTGAATATGCTGTGTGAGTAACAAACTGCTCAACCTTTGAGTTGTTGATACGGAGTAATTCAATAAAGTTTTTATCGGTTTCATCATTGATTGGTTTCTTAACCAATGAAGTTTTAATTCTAAATCTGTGACCACCTGGAGCAGAATAGTTCGATGTTCCAGCTGCGTTATCATTAAGTGTCGGATCGTCTTCTGGTGTAACGATTGACTCACTGACCTCAAGTCCAACTCTGTAAGATGGGTTGTTACTGTATTGGTCAAGGATGAGGTGAGATGATGGAATGTCAACGAAATGTCCTCTAATAAAATATACACCCTGATTAATATATGCAGTAGATGCTACAGCAGTAGAATCAACAGGAAGTAACTGTGCAAATGGGGATCCAACCTCGATTAAGGTTGTCCCGAAAGTGATTTCATTTTCGGCCAGTAATTGCTCGTTGGGCTGAAAAGTCTTGAGGGTAGTGTCACTAGTGGTGTCACCTGACTCAACATACTTCACATACAACGTAACGTATCCCCTTGAAGACTCAGTTGAGGGGATTGAATACAATACCTTTGCCTTAATACCAGTCGTAATACCTTCAATTATCTGACCTGTTAACTGAGTTCTATATGTTTCTACATCTACACCTAAGAATGATTGCTGCAATACAACCGCTTGTACCTGTAGGTCATATCCCACCTGACCTGGTATAACCATACTTCCTTCTTTAAAGAAGTGTTGTCCGATACTCTCCAATTGGTTCTGGAGTATCGATTGCATGGTCGTGAGTTCACGTGCCTGTATCGGATATCCTGGTCGGAATAGGACTCTGTAAAAATTCTTGTCCTTATTGAAATCATCAAAATAAGGACTAATATTTAGATTGGTATTCTGTGGCATTGAACTAGAACTCGATTACGATTTTGATGTCTTCAATTTGGTCACCAGCACGAGTGATCGCACCTCTATTATCTATGTAGATAACCTCACCTGAGTTTGGATCTACTTCTGCCTTTGCATAACCATTGGTAAATGACATACCTAGGTCATACTCAGCATTATTAATAACCCTTGTAGAAGATCCAGATATAATTGGGAAGTTAATGTCTGGGTCTGCTGATGCTCCTGAGATAGCACCCACAACTGGGTTACCACCTTCAAACTCAATTAGGTTACCAGTAAATTCTGGGAATATACCGTCAACTCTATTCTGATAATATTTAAGTACCTTAGTAGTACTATTCCATGATATGACACGTCCTCTTGCTGTTACCTGCTGTCCTCCAACAGTACGAGATTGGGTAATGATCTCGTCAGTCTGGAAGTTTCCAGTAAAGGTAGGTGCAAAAATTACGGCCTTTGTAGCACTTAAGGTCAAATCGGACGTTAGTTCTTCAGTGCCAAACTTGTTTGGGTTGATGACTAGACCTATACGACGGTAGTCGTTGTCAGTTGGGAAGTCACCTGATCCTTCATCGTATGTGAATTTAGTATTGATCATCACACGGAAACCACCTAACTCAGTAGCAGGTGCAGCACCGTGTCCCATTGTTGGTGGGATAACAACTTCAACGCTACCACCAGTACCTGTTCCAGCACCAATACCGTTGACTTCATCGATGATTACTTTACCAAAAGTATATCCAGATCCACCAGATGTAACAGTAGCAGAGGCAATACGACCACCGTCTACAACAAGTGAAACTCTACCACCTACACCATCACCTTTAATAGGCACGTTTTCGTAGGTACCATTGTTATAACCACTACCTGATGAGGCAATAATAATAGTATCAATTTCTCCACCAATAGCATCTGCTACCACTGCGGTATCAGATAGCACAGGCATATACTCATTAGAGAAGAATTTTAAGACTTGACCAACAGGGATCGTGTACATATACTTCCAACGGTAGCCATCAGCAGTTGTGATAATGCTGGTGGACGTTCCTGTAGGTTCAACAGTAGAAGGTTTACCGTTAGGATCAGAAGGAGATGTGCCGTTGTAAATGCACTTGTAAACTTGATAGGACGAGTTAACAACGTAAAAGTCCGCATCATATAGTTTCGTAGCACCTGAGGATGCCGTCTTAGTCGAGGAGTAATCATGGCGATACATATCATAAACGTAACCCAATCCACCAGTGGTTTGCTCTGGGGGAATCCAGTCGGTCCGACGGATAACCTGAATGGTGTCATTTGCTAACACCCTTTTCATGGATATCATATCCGAATAGTCATCCGCAAATTCTTGGAATGAATCTACTGGGTCTGGAGGTGCATTCTCATTATCCCACGGTTGTGGTCTGCCTATGAACACATAAAGGCGATCCCTAGCACTACCTGCCAACAGGTCAGACTGTGTAGGATCTGGTCCTTCAAGTGACTTTCTAAACCTTTCGGCAGTAAAGATTCTAAATTGGTCGGTAAGTAACGCCATTGTACATGAATTGCCTTAGTTTTATTTATGTGGGTTATTCATCTTCATTTCTGACAGCCGTTGTATATTCAATAGAGAATATCTTGGCCGTTGCTCCTGATGTCTGCCCAGTAATTGTCTCACCCACAGTCCACAAGTATGTGGTACCATTCGGGGAAACAAGATCTTTTATAGTTAATGTATGAAGATTCTCATTGGTACCTATTACAGGACCAGAAACTATTCCAGTAGAATGAGCAGTCATATTTGATGTGCCACCTTGTATCTGCTCAGTATTTGTAAAGGTGTTTGAATTGATATATTCAACTATCATAGATGCAGTAGATGTATGAGTATCACCATCACCTAAAGCACCAGCAGATTGAATAGTAGCAACTAGAGGAGTAGCATTTCCATCATATATTTGATTACCAGCTTGGAATAGAGTAGTATTTTGTCCACCAAGAGTTTCCTCTATACCATATTTAGACTCGGCTATACCCCCATCTAGGTTAATTTGGTTTTCATACTCAGTGCCAGTATTAACTAAATCGATAATACCATCACCAACACCATCCAATTCATCATCATCTTCAAACTTTCTGTTGAGGATTAGACCTAAAGGATCGGTAAAGGTAACAATATCATCACCTTGTGACTCTAGTAATACATGAGGCTCTATACCAGTACCACTAGATCCAGCAACTCCAGCCACGAATGCTACAATCTTGGATTTTTCATTGGATCTACCACCATCGATGAATGCTAATTCATCAACCTCGAATGTTAGATACAGTGCTCTCTCAACAGGATCCCAGTCATATACTATAGCAACTCGGTTATTAGATGATTCAATAACCCTTCTAACTTTATCTGTTACTTGGAAATTATATGCAGTTAATCCTGTATTTGGATCATCTTGTAGATTATCTAAGATAACTTTCTGGTCAAATCTAAAATTAAGACCTCTATCACAACCAGTAAAAGCATCATAGTCATCACCATTTGATATAGCAGTCTTACCTGTATATCTAATTATCTCTCTACCAACTAATATTTTACCTGAACCAGGATAAGGATCAGTAGTTTGGACAAATAAAGTACCAGTAGATGATGAAACATTACTGGTTAATCCAGTTAGATTATATACAGTAGAGTTTAGTGACTGTCTGTTTCTTGCTTCACGAATTAGATCAGTATCTCTAGTAAAGATAACCTCAGGGGGTGTAGTATACCCACCACCACCTGTAAGTAAATCAATATTTGTAATCTTACCAAGGTTAATAAATGCCTCAGCAGAAGCACCAGATCCACCACCTTTAATTAACTGTATAAGTGGAGGAGTCTCAAAGAATTCACCTTGATTAGTTAATGTAATAGAAGAAACTTCACCGAATTGATTAACAGCAGCAACACCAGTACCACCTTGGCCACCACCACCGCTAATGATGATATTTACGTCTTCCTCTGTGTAGTTTCTACCTTGTTGTTCAATAGCAAGACCAGTAATCAAACCTGTTACTGGTATCAACTCAGATCCTGATCCACCACCACCTCTAATCTCAGCAGTAGCATCAAAATAATCATCACCAGGTACAGTCATCTGGATGAAATCTACTCCACCATCTTCTTTAAGGAAGATATTTCCTCTAGCAGATCCATCACCACCATCATCATCTATTTGAAGACGTAATGGGTCATATCCTTCACCTGGATCTAATACTTCTACAGCAGTTATTACACCTTCATCACCTTCAATAACTGCTCTTAGTACAGCATCTCTAATAGGAGTACCACAATTCTCTATTCTCAGTCTAGGTGGATCAGCAGGATCATATCCTTCACCACCACTGACGACATAGACATCTCTTACCCCAAATATACTATTGAATACAGGGATAATAGAAGCACCACTACCAGGGACTGTTCTTGCCATATTAGACTACCGTTAAGTTTCCTACCATTGCTGCATGTAATGTGCACTGATAAACATAAGTTGTACCAGGAGATAGATCCATTGGGACTGTCCAATATTGGACAGATTCTTGAGATCCACTTACACCTTCTGTTACTGCTGACCCACCCGATGTCTGTCTTAGAGCAATAGGATGTGCAGAACCAGTTGCATTATCAAATCTATATGTAAAACCTCTATAAACAAATATAGTTGGATTATCAGTAGAAGCATCAACACCACCACCTGCAGCTCTATATGCAGCATTACCATTAGATGAGAATGTAAATCCTATTGTAGGTGACGTTACAGGATCCCATGATGATCCATTGTATATAATATTGTTATTTTCTGAAGCAGATCCACTGAGATATAAATCAGCATTCACAGTAACTGTGTTTGAAGTTACAGCAGTTGTTATACCATTACCACCAGAAACAGCGAGAGATGATGTTGCCAACGCAGCAGTTGTTGTACCAGAATCTCCAGTAACTGTCCTATAGACTTCTTGTATTACATTGGGGGAATCATTTGTAATCGTAAGATTATCTCCACTGATAGCAGTACTAACACCAGTCCCACCAATGAGGT